CACATCGCAGAGCACGCCGAGCGACCCTGGGAGCGAATGCTGAAGGGCGATGACCATCGTGTCAACGATCTTCTCGACGGGGATCGTGACGCCGCAGTGGCGCAGCACGGTGCGGTCGAAGTGGCTGTTTTGGATCACCACCTTGTCGGCGCGGTCGATCAGGCGCTGGAGGCGCTCACGCCAGTTGAGCATGAACTGGGTATCCCAGACCTGCACAGGCTCCTCGTCGAGCGCCAGCGCCACCAGCAGCACCTCCGCTGTCTCGGCGTAGGCGTGGGTGCCGTGCGTGATCGGCGTCTCGCTGAAGGACTCGATGTCCAACCACAGTGTGGTCATGCCAAATCCCACCATTCAAGCGCTGGAGCGCTGTTGTGACCTTCTATCCGTTCGACCATGATGGTTGCTCGGGTCTCTTTGCTGCGCGGCTGGTACGTGCCCTTCCATGCGCTATCTATGCCGATGTTGCGAGCGACGTTGGTGCTGTCAGCACTCGCAAGTGGTAGCCTAGAAAATATGGCAGGGTTCAGCATGCGCAGCCCGTGCAATTTGCATTTTGGCCTGCCGTTCACGTCGCAGATCGCGCCGATTGCTTCGGAGGCGCGGCCTATAAACTTCTTCGGCTTGCTAACGTCGTACTCACCACTTGAGCCTATGCAGACGCGAGGCCATTCGAGCGCCAGCCGAGCAAAACGCTCTATGCTCTCGTTGATGTGCCATACGACTGCGGCTTGGTGCTTTGGGAAGGGCCACTCGGCGGCGAGGAGATCGTTCTCCTCTTCGGTGCCGTCGATGACATCAGGAACCACCGCGAAGTCGAACCCAGGGTGCGTCCGCCAGCCGTCAACCCAATCGTAGTAATCCGGCCAGCGTGTCCCCGAACCGCTCTTCCAGAAGGTAAAAGCCCCGTTGTCTAAAGCGAACGACTGCGTGATTTCAGCGGCCAACTTGATCTGCTGCGCGGCGGCGAACGACACAAAGGCGTGGCGAGCGGCCCACACCTTAATCGCGCACGTATCCGGCGTGATAGGACCGCCATGGTAGTGGATCACGTCTGGCGCTCCACCACTGCGAAGATGCCCTCAAGCGGGCGGCTCACGTCGACTTTAGCGCAGCCCAGATCACGCAACACCTGAGCCCCAAGTTGCTCGCCCCACGCGCTGCTGGCGGGGAGAACCGTGTGGTCGAACCGGGAAAGATAGGCGCGGAGATCTTTCTGCTTTTGCACGGCATCAGGCTCGCCCCACCACCAAGCGGTAACCTGCCAAGTGTGCCCGTGAAGCACGCCTTCGCGGCTTTCGTGCGCGGCGCTGAACACAGCAGATGCGCCGGTGAGCGTTTTAACGATCATGTTGTTGGCCCCTCTCACGGCGCAGCACGGCTGCCGACCCAACGGTATGGAGGAAAGGGGCGCCGCCGGCTGCTTCCATCAACCGGCGGCGCTCCAGAAGTACACCTAGATCAGGTCGAGACCAAGCGCTTCCGCGTAGGCACCCAGCAGGTGCCGGCTCTCGATGAGATCTTCGGGCTTCATCTTGCGAAGGCGGACGATCTGACGCATGATCTTGGTGTCGTACCCGACGGCCTTGGCCTCCGAGTAGACGTCCTTGATGTCGTCAGCGATGCCCTTCTTCTCTTCCTCGAGGCGTTCAACGCGCTCGATCAGCAGTCGCAGGCGGTCGGCCTCGATGCTGTTGTCGCCGTAGCCCGACATCAGAGCAGATCCTCGGCGTCCTCAGCGAGATCAGCGAACTCGCTGGCCGAGGCCACCCCGCTGCCGCCGCCGAAGCTCTCGCCATCGCCGGCGAACATGACACCGCGCAGGGTGCAGTTGATGCGCCGCCCCCACTTGTTGTCCTGCGCCCAGATGTCGAAAGATGCGTGGGTGTGGCAGCCCGAGTAGATCAGGCGTTCGATCTCGCCCTTGTCGGTCACTTCGTTGCCGAAGCGGTCGACCACCGTCGGGCGGTTCTTGGCGTTGCGGCTGTTCAGGTAGTGCTTGCCCTCGAAGCCCTCGTAAGGAAGCCCGGTCTTCTTCGAGCGGTACTCGCGCTTGGTGAAGCAGACCTTGCCGTCTTCACGCAGCATCGCGAGCACGTTCTCCGCCTTGTCCTTCCACTGGTCCTTGGCGACCGCCGCAATGGCGTCGTCCAGGGCGGTAGCGTGCGCCGAGTTGGGTTCGACGATGAACTTGGCCCCGTAGGCCGGCTCGCCGTCGCCCAGCGCCTGCGGAGCGCCCAGAGCGGGGAAGGAAATGCGGATGTTCTTCAGCTTCAGTTCCATGGTATCGGTCCTCAGTTTGCAGTTGCGTCGCCGTCGAATGCGAGTGCTCGCAGTTCGCCGGCGACATCGGCGATGGCCTTTTCAGGCCGTCGGTCGGTGGCCTTTGCCACAGACAGCTTCCCGTCCGGACGGGTGATCAGCTTCTCGAGCTTCGTCCACCGGCGAGGGTTATCCTTCAGCATCTTCTCAGCTTGCGTCGGGCTGATCAACTTGAAATTGTACATCTCCTCCTGCCGGAAGCGGAAGGACTTGAACAGCGCCTCGGCCTGATCCTCGTCGGCCCACTGGCGGTTGCCCTTGCGCCCCTCGACCAGCTTGTAGCCCGGCACCTGCATATTGGCGATCAGACGCCGCTCGGTCTCGGCGCGAACGCCTTTGCACCACTGCTCGACCAGATCGACCTTGTCCATCGCGGTGCCGAGAGCGTCGGCCTCGACCGAAGTGAGGAACGACTTCATGTCGTCGACCGTGGCGACATCGCCGACCACGTTGTCGATCTCAGCGCGCAGCGCCGGGCACGTACCCTTCGCCTTGCAGAACCGGCACTGCTTCTCGCCGGCCTCGAGGTACTTGTCGTCCCAGTCGTCGATGGTGTTGTGCAGTTCGATGGCATCAAGGCCAACGGCAGCAGCCGCCTTGGCTTCCTCGCCGAACGCCTCGAGATCCTCGACCTTGATCCAGTACTCGCTGACGGTGTTGAGGCGCGGCTGGTGGATCACGACGCAGACCTCGGTGAAGTCGGCCAGATCGCCGTAGTCGTTCAGCGCGCCCAGAGCGTAGAGCATCAGCTGCGGGTTGTTCTCCGCGCTGACGGCCACGCCCATGCCGTACTTGAGGTCGATCACGGTCAGCGTCTCGCCCTTGATGATCAGAGCGTCAGCGGTGCCGAAGCTGTCCTCGACACCGATCACCGGCGAGAAGTCCACACGACGCTCGATCAGCAGCACGCCGCCCTCGGCGTACTCGTTCACGAGGCTGATGTAGTCGGCGACGTGGTCGGCCATGGTCTGGTCGACCGTGAAGACGAAGCCATCGACCTCGAAGCGCCGCCCCACGAACGTGTCGGGAGAGATCTTGTCCTCGAGGCACTGGCCGGCCAGATCGTGCGCCAGCGTCCCCTCGGCAGCGTAGGCGCTGCTGTCGTCGGGGAACTTGGCTTCAAGCGCCAGACTGCCGGGGCAGGCGATCCAGCGGTGCGCGCCAGACGGCGAGAGACGAGCGTGAGCAGCCATCAGGCACCCCCCAGCGCATCGCGGATGGCGTCCAGCAGTTCGGGGTAGCGCGCGGCGTCAAGCTGCGAGGCCTTGGCCACGCCAAACCCGCTCAGGATCTCCGCCATGACCGGCTTGCCGCGCTTCGTGACGACTTCGATGACGCCCGGCATGATGTCGTCTTGGAACGAGACGCCAGTCGGCTCCGCAGCCGGCGCGGGCTCGGGTGCAGGAGCAGGCGCTTCCTCAGCGACCGGCTCGATGACCGCGTCCTCGATCACTTCGGCCACAGGCTCGGAAATGATCTGGCTCACGGGATCGGCGTCCTCGACCACCGGTGCAGGCGCGGGGGCAGCAGTGGTCTTCCGGGCCTGGGCCTTGACCGGTGTGAGCACGGCGGCAGCCACTTCCGGCATGACCGGGCAGGCGGCGCTGGCGTTCAGCTGGGTGGCCAGCGCAAGCGTCTTGCCAGCGAGTTCGGTCAGGGTGTCGGCGGTGATTTCGATGCGGTAGGTCATGGTGTCAGTCCTCTTGTGCCATGTTGAGTTCGTCGTTGAGTTCGTCGATGCGGGCCCGCAGGCGGTCGACTTCAGTCTCGAGGTAGTTGATCTGCTGGCGCATCTGCTCGCTGCCGCCGTCGTAGACAAAGTCCTGAAGGCGCTCGCCCAGCGCGATGCTCAGTTCGTCCCCGCTGTTGCGGCCCGTCTCAGCGAGGTCTTCGTCGCTCAGGCAGCGGTAGTAGTCGCGGTCCATGTTGCAGTCCTTTGCGTTGCTGTCTGCGGCGGGGTAAACCGGGTGGTTGCCACTGTCAATCACTCAATGCAGAAAATTACATATCCGCCGTCCAGAGCGAGCGCACCGTCTTCTTTTCGCGTGAGATTTTTGATCGCGCGCTGAACGGTATAGCGCCGGGTATCGCGCTTGCCGGGGCCCGGTTCAGGCAGTTCGGACGCGCACTTTTCCACAAATTGAGTGTAGGGAGCGCGCGGAGCGCCGGCGTACTCGACCTCGACCATCTCGAGGACGTGGCGCTCGGCAGCGCCGTAGCGCGGCCCGCGCTCCTTCTTCTGCGCGGCGCCCTTGGCTTCCGGCACGGGCACCTCGGCCTCGATGACCACGCAGCTGGTGATCGGGTCGCCATCGCGGTCGATCCCGATGTCGATGATCTCCAGCTTGAAGCCCCAGGAGAGGCCATCGTCGCCGTCCTTCATCTTGTCGATCTTCAACTCGCGGGTGCCGTTGTCGTGGCGCACCACCTCAAGCTGGGCGTCTGCCGCCGCGCGCAGGCCCGACCAGCCGCGAGCGCCGCGCGAGGCGTCCTTGCCCGAGTGGTGGACCAGCAAGACCATCGCGCCGGTCGCTGCGGTCAGACTGCGGCAGTTGGCCAGCGCGAGCCCCATGTCTTCGCCGCTGTTCTCGTTCGCGCCGGGCGTCGTCTGGGCGTAGGTGTCGACGATGATGATGTCCACGCCTCCCGATGCGGTGATCGAGGCGACTAGCTCGCTGATGTCGTCCTTCTGCATCAGGTTCGGCGGCACGGTGATGATGCCGATCTCGAGATCCGAGGCGTTGATGTCGTGGTGCTTGGCGTAGGCCTCGACGCGCTTGCCGACGCCGGTGCCGCCTTCAGCGGCGATGTAGAGCACACGGGCCTTGCGGGTACGCAGCCCGCGCCAGTCGTTGCCCCGCGCGATGGCCGCTGCCAGCGACAGCGCCACGAAGGTCTTGCCCGAGCCGGACGCGCCGTACAGCACGACCAGTTCGGCTTTGGGCAGCAGCCCCTTGATGAACCAGTCGCCCGGCGGCCTGCGGGCGATCTCGCCGGCGGTGATTACCGGGAACTTTCCGGAGAACCCCTGCGGCGTGTGGATCCCTGTGATCGCTGGCAGGCCGGCGAACTGCTCCTTGACCTCTTTGGCCTTGGCCTCGAGCGCGCTGACCGACGCGGGCCCGCTCGCCGCTTCCTTGGCCATCTTGATCACCGAGGCCATGGTCACCTGCCGCTGGCCCGGCCCTTGCCGCCGAGTGAAGCTGTCCCACTGCGATTGCAGCGCTTCCTCGCCGGGGTACTTGCCGCCTTGAGCCGACCACTGATCCCAGAGGGCGAAGCCGTCGTAGCTGCTCTCGGTCTCGTGGTGGACTGCCATGCCCACGCGGATCCACTCGTCGCGGGTCATGTCAGGGTCGAGGCTGTCGAGCAGACCCTCGACTTGCTCAAGGCTCAGGCCGAGGCGCGGCTCGCGCCCGGCCATGAAATCGTCGGTATCGGCAGTCTTGGTCGTAGCGCCGAAGCGCTGGAAGCACAGAGCCTTTGCGGCCTCAGTCACGCCGCCGAGCGTGTTCTCCAGATCAAGCAGTTCGACGTGCGGCAGGACGTTGCCGGTGACGGTGCAGAAGCCGCTGCTGCTGAACGTCTCGACGCCATACTGGCCGTTGTTCGCGATGCTCTTGTGGTTGCCCAGGTCGCCCCACACGAAGGCGCGGATGCCTTCGCCAGAGGGGCTGTACTCGCAGTAGCTGAGGCCGATGGCGTCGGTGATTTCCTTCGGCACCTCGCCGGACGGGCTGACGCACTTGTCGAAGTCGAGCGCGGTGATGCCCCAATCGGGCAGCAGCGCAAAGCCAACACCGTCGAAGCCCCGGCGCGCAGCTGCGTCGCGGGCCGCCGCAAAAGTGGTCAGCTTCGCCCGGTCAGCCGGCGAGCCCTGTTGGCCGAAGCGGCGACCGCCGTCAGCGTAGTAGGGCACCTTGCGGGGCTTGATCTCGTCGGGGTTCTTCTCAAGCCGCCAGACCAGCCATCCGCGCAGTTCGCGCATCGGCTCCGGCGCCTCAATAGGGGGCGTGATATGGCTCGGTGGCGCCACGGGTTATCCTTAGAGCCGTGTGGCCCGCCGACAGTTCTCCTGTCACCCGCAGCGCGGGTGGGTGGGGCTTCAGTCAGTGAGCAGGACGGCGATAGCAGGGTTGAGCAGATCGCGGCGGGGGATGTCGTGCATGACCTCGATCTCAATAGCTCGAGCCATGGGCACCCAGCCCCGCCGCTTCCACTTGCACACGGCCTGGTGGGACACCCCGAGGCTCTGCGCTAGACGACGCGCGCTCCCCGAGGCTTCCACAGCCTTCATAATTCCAGACATTGAATGCTCCGTCACCTGCGGTCACCGGCTGCTTACGGCAACCGAGCGGGTGACGCAAGTCCACGCCACGATCAGGCCGCGACGCGCAGCTTGAGCACGTTGCGGACGTGCTCAGGCCGAGTGCCCCACTGCCCGAAGACCTCGCCGAAGCGCAGGCACAACTGCCGGATCTCGGCATCGAGGCGGTTCTTCTCGAGCATGACACGGTCGTACTGGTCGAACAGGCGCTCAGCCTCCGCCAGCACATGAGCCTTGGCGAGGGTCTCGCTCAGGCCGTCCTTCGCCGCGCCCATCACGGCTTCGCCTTGATCATGCGACCGGTCTTCGGGTCGCGCTTGGGCAGCTTGGCGACTACGGCCTTCACCCCCTCATGCTCAGCCGCCAGCGCGTAGTACCGGCTGACAAGGTCGGTGTAGTTCTCGCGTGACAGGCGCAGAGCGTCCTCAAGGTACGAGATGTCCTGTTCGAGTTCGCGCACGCGGCGCCAAGGGTTAAGCATCATAGTCATCCTCCTTATCCTTGATGGCTTCATAGGCCCGGTCAGCCCGAGCGGCTGCTGGGTCGTAGCGTTCCCGAGCGAGGTCGGGGCAGCGCTTGATCAGTGCGTGAAGCTCGTCCGCCGCATTGCACAGCGCCCCAACTTCCTCGTCGATAGGCACCCCGCAAAAGGTGTCGTCGAAGCAGTCCGCGAGGTCGATAAGCAGCGACGCGCGGCTCTCCGTATCAAGCTGCCGGAACAGCACCTTGATCTGGTTCTGAGCTACCTGGTCTACCACGTTGTTGTCCTTTCTCAGTCGGTGAGAGGGGCGTAGCATGGCAACCAACAGGTTGCAACAGCCTATTTGCGTTTTTTCACATGATGGCCCAAGCCGAGCGACATCGCCTCTCGCTCGAGTTGCTCGACCCGCCGGTAGGCGCGGTCCAGCTGCTGGGGGATGATCCGCAGCTTGTAGAGCAGCCGGTCGTAGTCCCCGTTGGGGTTGGTGACGGGCCTACCCATGCGCCTGCTCCGCCCTGAGCCGGTCCACGACGTGCCGGACGGCCCAGCCCTTGTCCTGCTCGCCCCGGCGGAAGGACGCCGCAAGCTCGGGGCTGGTGCCAGGGCGGTTGGCGCAGTACTCCCGCGCCTGCTCCATGATGCTGGCGGGTGCCTTGACGGCAACGGGCGGCTTGGCCTTGCCACCGGATGACGGGGTGGCCTTAGCGCTTGCAGAGGATGACATGGTCCAGTTCCTTTGTGAGTTGACGGGGGCAGCCGCAGTGCCGGCAGCGCTCGGTGCGGGGGTCGAAGTCGTGGCGGTTGTCAGTCACCGTCCACCCCCGGAGCCCGCCGGCTGTTGCTGTATGAGCCCTCAGACGCGCGCCTGATGTTGCTGAGGCAGTTCTTGATGGCGCGGGGGCCGCCGGAATTTGTTCCGTGCGGCAGGATCCCCACGAGGCGGTTGTTGACCATGATCTTGAGGTGCTTCTTGCCCGAAATCACCTCCCACGGCAGGCCCGTCTCGTCGAGCGCGCGGGCGACTTGTCTATCGACCTTCATCCTACTTCACCCCCAGCCGGTGCAGTTGGAACTGCTTGTCGGAGTGCTTCAGCAGCAGGTTGATCTGCCACCGGGCTTCCTCCTCGCTGTGGAAGGCAGGCTCGATCAGGTTGTAGCCACTGCCGTCGCTGTAGCAGCAGGTGATTATCCAGACGCTCATTGCCAGTGCTCCTCGTCAATGATTGCGGCGGCGATGGTCGTGGGCGACCAGTCGCAGATTTCCGCATTGTTCTTGCGCAGCCATGCGGCGATGCGCTCACGCTCCTGCTTGCGGCCCTCGGCCAGCAAGTCCGTGTGGAAGTTCAGCACGAAGGACAACGTGCTGGTCTGCCAAGCGAAGTCAGCCTCCTGCTCGCTCAGGCCTTCGACGGTGTCGTATGGCTTGTCGCTCACCACCACTCCTCCCACTCCTCCTCTGGATCTTCCCGCTCCTGCGGCGGGAGGACGTTCGGCTTGGTCGAGGCCAGCAAGCCTGCCGCGCACAGCACGGCCACGATGACGGCGAGCAGCCAGTGGTTGCTGTTCATTGCTGCTTCTCCCACAAGTCGATGGCGCGCATGGCGATTTGCATGACCCTGACGTTGTCACAGTTGCCCACGCGATATTCTGCCGCGCTAGTTGGCGCGCCCTCCTCCTCGCAAACCTGCGCGCAGGTCTCGCGGGCGATCCGCAGCTTGGGGTCCACGGGCGGCTGCTCGTGCTTCAGGATCATGTCGCAGAGGGCGCGGAAGGAACCGGATGCACGGTATTCGTAGCGCAACTTACCGACGCCGAAATCGGCGGGGTAACTTCCACTCCGCTTCGCCGCTTCGAGCAGCGCCCACTCGGGCATAGTTTCGTCAGTCATAGTCAGAACCTCACTTCGTCATCCTGCCACTCGTAGATGTCGATCCCGAAATTCTCCCACAGCCAGTGGCGCAGCGCGGGCGGGATCATTGCTCTTCCCTCAGAAACGTGTCGGGCGACATCGCTACAATCTCGAACGTGACGCGCCCGCACAGGCACTCTTCCTTTTCAAGCTCATCGATCATGTTGGAAGCGCACCAACTGCTTTCATGCCGGTGGAACAGGATCGCGTCCTTGTCCCAGTGCGCGGGAGGGGTGATGTCGTACACGATGGTGGCGCGCACCGTGGCCTTGCGCTCGACCAGCGGGCACTCATACTTGTGCATATTGCCGACCGGCTGCCTGCAAAAGAAGCACTCCTCCTTGGTGGAGTTCGGCCTCATCGCCGCCTTGGTCACCTCGTATTGCGTGACGCTCATTGCTCTGCCTTTCCTGAGAGGGCGGCGCGGCGCCGCTCGAACAGTGATACGGCGGCCCTGTCCGCCTGTCGGACCAACGCCTCCCGCAGCCGCGAGTTCTCCGCCTCTGCCTCGGCCAGACGGGCGGACAGGGCTGCGAGCGTGTCGGCGGCTTTCCACTCAATGGATCGCAGCGCGCCTACCGACCCATGTCGCCTGTCGGCTTGGTGATACAGCTGCTCGATCAGTTCGGCCACATCGGCCTGTGTGGTGCTGGTCATGCTCGGTCCTCCACGCTGGCGGGGTCGATGTTGCGGATCGTGGCAGCGGCATCATTGTTCCCAATATCATCTGACGGGCCATACTTCTGCATCGCCTGTGCCGCCGCTTCCAGCCCAGCCTTCACCCATGCGAGACGGTGGTGGTACGGGTCGGCTTTAACCCATTGTTTCAATGCTTGGCGCTCGGTGCCTCCGGTAATCTTTGCGCATCCGTGGGGGCACCAGATTGAAAACGTCTGGAACGGCTCTCCGTGCAACTGGCAGTGTTGGACCTTACCAAGTCCGTGATGCGGAGTTGCCCCGCAAAACGGGCATTTTACCCGCTTGGCGTGCTGCCGTAGGCTGTCCAGTTCCGCCGCCTCACGATCCGCCTGCGTCACTTCGATCTGGTCAACCATCTGCGTTCTCCGTGAGGTAGTTGCGGACTTGCCAACCGAGGCGCGTATGCACGACGCGATACGCATGGCCGGCCTTCCCTTGGATCAAGTCTAGTTCCCAGAGCTTCTTCCACGGGTTGACGGTCGGCACCCCGTAGTTGTGGTCTTCCCTGCCGGTGATCACCTCGACGCCACCGCCGTTGGAGCGGCAAACCTGATCCAGCGCCCACCGCTGCGCCCTCGTCAGCTTCCCGGCGATCTGTGCGATGGTGGGGGCGATCACAGCCCCAGCTTCCAGCAGACGACGGCCACCGGCAGCAGCAGCACGAAGACGACAGTCAGCAGGGTCAGCAGCTTGGTGGTGCTGGGCGTGTAGCCGGGGCGCTCAATGCACACCAGCATGGAGACGGCGAGGCCCAGCACGATCAGGATGCTGAATACTATGGGTTGGATGCTGTTGGTCATTAGTCTTCCTTTCCGGTGAGAGCGAACTCAGCCTCATTGCGCCAAGCAACACACCAGTCCGGCATCACCACGAGGGCGCGCTCCACCAGCCCGCGCAACTGCTCGTTCTCGGCGTCCCGCACCGCAATGATGTGAACTATGATTTCCTCCTGCGACATAGGGATGTCCTCTTTCCGCAGTTCCTCGGCGATCCTATCAACGTCGGCCATAAGCTCTTCGAAGGTGATGAAGCTCATTTCGTCTTTCCTTTCCTGTTCAAGAACCCCCGGACGGATAGTCCGAACGGTGTCAGCGCCCATGCGGGCTCGGCCACGAACGCGCCAACGTGGACCAGGTAGCGCTCGACGTTGCGGCTGGTCGGCCTCTGGCCGGTCAGCACCGCCCTGCGCGCTGCCTTGTCCATCAGGGCGGCCTCGGCCTCGGCCCTGTAGTTGTACCGCTGGCGGATGACCTCCTCCTCGCGCCTTGCGTAAGCCACCAGAGCCGTCGCCACGAGATCCACGTTGATCACCCGCTCAGCCCCAGCCGTGTAGCGCCAGTGCTGGCCGTCCCAATCGCAGCCGACGGCGCGCAGGATCGCTGTGACCCCCCGCTCAAGGCTCTGGGGCATCACCGGCTCTGGCGGCTCGAAGACAGTCACAGCA